GCTCTGCTCGTTCGGTCTGCAGCGATCGTGTTTCTTGTGGCCCACCCGTATCCGCTGGCAGGGCCGCGAAACGTCATCTTGGGGGTGTCGCCCTGGCTGACAGTGGTCACGATCTCATTGACCACAGCGCCCCAGCAGCAGTGCTGAAAAACGTCAGCCCATTGCTGATAGATGCTCAGCGAGATCTGCGCCCCCTGAGTATCGCTGAGCGAGTATGTGAACGGGTCACCAGTGGTCCGGGTGCCTGTGCCGCTGTGCATCAGCGGACCCACGTCAGGCTCTGTGCTGCCCCCTGGAGGCATGATCTCGGAGACCACCTCAAAGCTGACCTCCTTGGGTCGGCGGATGCGATCAACCCGTGAGCGGGTGCCATTGGCAGACTCGCGAAATTCTGAGGGCTGATTATATGAGATGCCGCACGAGACCACCTCCAGTTCCTTGGGTGCCTCTGCGCCTGTGTTCTGGGCGCTGGGCTTGGTGGCCTCGGGATAAGTCTCAGTCGAAAGCAGTGGCTGGACCACCACCCGCTGCTGCTCTGCCAATGCGTGTGTGCTTGCAATTCCCATCGTCTTCTCTCCTCAGCTCGAGGCTGCGTGCCGTCGATATTCGATCTCAAAAGTCATAGCGATCGTGCCAGTGCCACCATGGCGATCGTAACTCGTGTCATCGCCCTCATCGGTCTGGCTCTCTCTCAGGGTGGTCCTGACTGCGTAACCGCCCCGGGTGGTGTCCGCACCCAGGGCAGCGATGATGTCATCCTGTAGATCGGTCAGGTTCGCTGTCTTGTTGGTGAAGGTGGTGTTGACGTGGGCCAGGACGGTCAGAGGCATCACGCTAATCATCTGCTTGTTGGGTCTGGGCGTGAAGCGCTCCAGCCCTGGCATGTAGCCCACCCAGGGCATCGACGCGGCCCCCAGCTCCTCATGGTCAAACGGCACGAGGTAGTTTTTGACTGTGGCTACGGTGGTCTTGTAATCACCTGTGCCGTCGATGGCCTGGAGGCTGGTTTGCACATTGTCGAGGATGCTTTTGCGCCTCGGGGTGCCCATCAGATACCCCCCTCAATCAGGTCATCGGCGGCATCCTCGAGCGTGGCCACTACTGCATCCTCTATCTCTGGCAGGCTGTCGGTGTAGTAACGATTCCCGTCCTGCTTCACCGACTGCTTGATCACGTATTCGACGCGGCCCTTGAGCTGCTCGGTGCCGTTCACCACCTTGCGTGAGTAGTTGCTGATGAGCACACCTGTGACGCTGGTCTTTTTGCTGGGGACAAATGTGAGCGCCCCAGCAGGCCACTCACGCGGCCAACTGCGTTGGGCTCGGGTGCTGGCCCCCTTGGCTGGGATGGCCAAGTGGCCCCCCGGTCTGGAGCTGGTGATCACGCCCCCTGGCAAGTAACCCGTGCCCTCATCCCGCACTCGGGCATAGATGAGATCACTCTTGACCATCACCGACATGCCACCATCGCGCTGCTTGATGGGCTGGACACCAGACAGCCAGGATCTAGCCAGCCCACCCTTGCCAAACCCAGCCCGATCGATGGCCTCCTGTGCAACCACGCCTGCACCCGTTTGAGCCGATCGCACCAGAGCCTTGGCAAACTCGGCCTCGCTCTTGGTTGCCAGGGCTTGTAGGCGCTCTCTGACCTCTTTTGTCAGCTTGATCGGGTCACCAGTGCTCACGGGTGATCGTCCATCCCCACCGAAAACTGAGGGGGGTCAAGATCGTCATTGTCGAGCAGCGTCTCATTGGCTGACTTGCTCGCTCCCCCCACAAAGATCTCCGATCGGTTGCTGACAGAGCCTTCGAGCTGCTCAAGCAAACGGGTGTAATGGTCAAAGCGCTGAGCCCGGGAGCTGCTCACTCCCGCTGCGCTGCGATCGTTCTGTCGAGCCAAGATGCCGAGGATGCGCTTGCAGAGCTCCATGGCTGCGAGCAGCTCATCGGCATAGTCAGTCAGGATCGCAGTGATCTCCTCATCCTCGAGGAGGTGCCCATTGTCCACAGTATCACCGAGGCGAAAACGAACCTTGCTCAGGTCATTGCTCAGAGTGTTGCTGTAGCTAAAAGACACCAGAGACCTCCCAGATCCTGACATTGCGGGGGGTGGCACCTGTGGGAGGTAGATCCAAGCTACCCCCCCCCGCTCTGTCAGATCGTCATCGAGCCATCACGTCAGGACAGCGTTGAGAAAGTATCCCGCGCCCGTAGCAGTGACTGCCATGTCGTAATAAGCGCACCCGGAGAACACAGTGCTCTTGATCTTCTCTTCGCGATAAGACCGGATACCAGCAGAGCCCTGCCGCACCTGATCAAACTGCGTCCACGAGTAGATGTAGCCAGCGCTGGGAGTGTCGATCGTAGGCTGCTGGGCAGCGTAGACCATCAAGCACTCATCTTCAGCAGCGAATGCCATGCTTTCGGTCTGCCCCTCGGCAGCCGAGTCATAGACACCAGCAGCGACAACCACCTTGTCGAGCCCCAGAACGGAGGCCAGCAGGTCAGTGGTTACAATGCCCTTCTCAGTGTATTTGATCCGGTCAAGCAGATCGGTGTGATCCGAAAGCACATCCCACGCATCCTGAGCGATGCAAGCCACGTTTGCATTGTGGCCCACACCCTGGAGGATGGTACGGCTAGCGGTTCGCATGTCTCCGATAGGATCTGAGCCAGCAGCATCCCACTTGGTGCCGGGGGTAACGTCGTTATCCCAGACACCCGTGGTCAGGTAGGTGCTCGCAAACTCAGCATCCTGAGCAATGAGCAGCTTCTCCATGACATGCGAAACACCAGCTCGATCGGCATCCAGCGCAAGGTCCCAATTCTCGCGGACCTCATCAGGCTGCACGTACTCATACGCCCACTCCTCGGCAGAGTAGGTCCCAAAGCTGGTGTTGAATCCGCCGCGAGCAGCGGGGGTGCCAGGCGCTCGACGCTGTGCGTCGTTACGCAAGAAGTCGCCGCGATCAAAGATCCCGTACTTGCCAGACTTCTTCGACACATCGACGGAAGCGAAAACTTCACGAGCGAAGTGCGTACGCGCATCAGGCAGATACGCGATCGCAAGGTTATTGAGGGCGCTGTCTTGTCGGACATCTCCGACTGTTGGGTTAGGCATCTTTTAGATCCTCTCTCTGTGTCCGTTGGCTAAGCCAGGGTCTCTTGGGTGGGCAGCACCAAGATGGTGACCACATCACCATCGGCACCAGATGCAGTCAGGGAGACACCCAGGACCTCATCACCAGCATCAGCCAAATTGATCTTGCCATCGGTGAAGGCGCAAACCCGGACACCTGCATCAAACGAAGCACCAGCCACGGCCTTGCTGACTCCACCAACTCGGACAGCAGCAGCCTGACCAGTGGTGGGCTCATTCTGGAGGATGCCGATCGCAGGATTTGCATCCGTTGCCAGAATCACCCCGCCCGTCGAGTTGAGATTAACCGCGTAGTATTGATTGCCGCTGAGATCCGCTGCCGCAGTAGCGTTGCCCCAGTCGATTCCATCACCTTGGTATGCCATGTCTCTTGTCTCCTATCGCTGATCGCGATGCTAATTTTGATCCTCGCGGTGCTCGCGATAGAGATCGGGATGTTGGCGGCATGCCGCCTCGAATGCCTTGGCAATGCCCAGGCCGTCACGGGTGGCAATGTCTCGAGCTGCTGCGTTGAGGCGATCAATCGCCCGATCGTCGCTGCTCACAGCCTGAGTGCCTGGAGCTTCAAAGGTCTGCCCCAGCGCCTTCTGGATGCGATCGAGCATGCCGGTGAGTGCCGTATGGGTCACGTCATCAAGCTGCTGATCGCAGGATCTCAGAGTCTTGGCCAAATCGGCAGCAGCCATCGGCAGATTGCTCAGGCTCTTGGCCGACTTGGCAAAGTGCTCAACGGTCTGCGTCTCCTTGATCTCAGCCAGTTGCTTGGCCATCGCCTGGCGCTCCTGGCGCTCGGCCTCGAGGCGCTTGGCGAAGCCCTCCGGGAGAGACTTCATCAGCTCCTCATCGGTGGGCTCAGCGGCCTCCTCGGTGGCCTCCTCGGCGGCAGCCTCCATCTCCTCGGATGCTTTATCCTTGGCAGCCTCGGCCAGCGCAGCCTCAATCACAGCTCTTGCCTCGTCACCGAGGCTCTCGAGCACTTCTTCCAGTGTCATCTTTTCGATCTCCTTGTTTTTCGTCAGTGTCAGATCGACACCGAGGCCAGCGCCCTGCTCACAGAATGCGATCTCATCGACGCTGAGACCGTGCAGCTTTCGGGCACCTTCGATCATCTCACCACGCTCAAAGCTGCCGCCGATCGAGAATTGCTTAATTGAGCCATCCTCGACACCCTTGGCGATCGTGCCATCGTGGACCCGGAATCCACACCACCAGCCAGTGCGGCCCTCGGGCTCGAGACCCATGGCCACCCGCTTCTCAGTGTCGATGTAGATTGACTCCACCAGCTCAGCATCCAGCGATCGGGAATGATGATCGGTGCTCGCTCGGTGGGTCTCGTTGTATTTGTAGACCGCCGATTCCAGCTCTGAGGGCTCGATGATGTCACCCTGCTGATCGATCACCAGCTCACCGGCGTCATTGACTGCGACCGATGCCCAGCCAAAGCAGAGCAAGCCATCATCATGCCGCTCAGCTTTCTCGAGCTGAGCGCTGACCTGCCAGCCCTTGCGGACCCAACTGCCATCCTCGCCAGGTCTCCAGCCAGCGTTACGGAGCGCCCCCCAAGCCACCCGGAAAGCCTTCTGATCATCGC